AGAGCCTTATCCAGTTTTGTAGTATCGCCATTGAAGGAAATCGTGATACCTTTTATGTTTCCCGGCATTGTTATACCTCCATTATGTCAGCGTATTCCCAACGAAGCCCGTGTGTATGGCTCGCTTCGCCGTTACAACACTTCCATATTTTCGATTGGAGAACGCCCTTTGCTTGCGCTGCAATACGTTGGGACTCGAAAACCTCTCCAGTATTGATACATCTGACCGCCCTACTCTTAGGATTGCGCTTGCCGACAAAGTTCTCGCTCATCCATTTAGAATGTGACTGTTTCTGTTCGTCTGAAATAACTCGACCGACAGCGGACTCGCGCATCTTCTGGCGCGTCTCTTCGCTGTGATGTTTTCCGAGCATTGTCGGAGCATTAACACCGCCTTCTGCGAGATTGTAGCCGAACGCCTTGTCGCAAGTTTTAAGCGTCTTGATATAATGCTTTTCAAGTCGGCTCGCCTCTTCGAGAGTTAAGTCGTAAATAAGAACATTGTGCTCGAAGCTGTCCCATCCATACTTTTGAATCGCTGCGAAAAAATAAGGACATCCCTCATAGTGTTTGCCCTTACCGTACCAGCGTTTCGTCTTGTTGTTTGTGATGCCTATATACCGCTTGCCGTTTATCTTATTTCGATGTTCGTATAAGATATATCGTCCCACCATTTATTTGACCTCTAACCGAAGAACGCATTGATGTCGTTCTGTGATGCCTTACGCTTGATTCCTTGTTTCTCGGCTCGTTTCTGAGCCTTCTCCGCCTTATTCTGCCGTTCGTTGTAGTCGATGACGAAGTCCACTACCTGCCCGAGCTGCATCCTACGGATGTCCGTCATCGTCAGTCCTCGTTCGAGGGCTGCGAGGACGATGTCGTTGAGTGTGACGGCTGAAGATTTCTCAGACTTTTTCCGATTCCCTTCAGCCTCTTCAAGTTTTTTGAGCTCACGAATCCCTTCAGCACCATATCGAATACTGCCGGACCCACTTCGTCGAGAGGGAACGCATCGAACTGACGAACCCATCTCTTCGGCGGCTCGATGCTCTCGTCTGCCGCTTTTGCCATCGCCCAGGTCACATTGATGACGAGGTCAACAAATTCCGCCTGGTACATCGGCATCAGCACATCGAGCGACCTTCCCTGGAGTGCTTCTGCGATGCTCGTTGTTGTCATGTCGCCGCCCTCTGTCGCTTCTGCGATGATGGTCGATACGCCCTCGATCATTGAGCTGAGGAGCGGCATGACCGCTGGGAGGATGTCCTTCCCGAATTGGTCTCTATATTCCATAGTCCACGCTACGTTGTTGTTGAGCCGGACTTCCTGTTTTCCTATCTTGATGATTTTTTCCACGGTTCACCTCCTATGAAAAAAGGGACGGGACCGCAAAGCCCCGCCCCGCCTTGTTATGGTGCGATAGCCGGTGCAGTTGGAGCAGTGAACAGAGTTGCATAACCCGTGTCCGCTGGCTTCAGTACCGCCATTGTTACGCCTGTCGCGTTGTCTCCGGTGCAAGTCACACCCAGAGTCTCCGTTGCCGGCTCTTTGCTATCCTCGATTGTGGCGTATTCTCTGTTGATCATGCCGAGCGAGCAGTTGTAAAGGATGACCCTTCTGCTCTCTGCATCGCCTTCAACCTGAAAAGCAATATACACATTCGGCTTTGTAGCGTTCTTGATCTGTGCGATTCCGCCGTTTGTCAGCGTCCTGTATCCGAGGAACTGAGTCTTAAACTCATCGTCGAACATGGCGACTTCGAGATCGCCTTCGATGGTGCCGCCAGAGTATCCGCTCCAATAAGCGATATTGTCTGCATAGAATGTGTTCTGCTCGCTCTGAGTTTCAGGTGCGAACGAAACAGCACCCGCCTGATGATATGGTGTGCCGAGCGTGACGGCTCCCTGATCATCGACTGTGTATGTACCGACGTGGAGCTCGGAGATACCAAATTCTACTTTGTTAGCCATTGATAAGCCCCTTTCGTGCTAAATGTAGTAGTAAATAACGAAGACGCCTTCATCCTCGATGTAGACGTCCTCGCTCTTGTCGTAGAGATAGCCGGCTCCGAGAAGAGCCTCCTCGATTGCCGACTCGTTTGATTCGTTTTTTGTTGTGAAGTAATACTCGACCTGATAATTATTCTCTTTCCAGTAGTGCGTGTTGTCCGCTTGGAAGGTGTCTTGACCGTTGCCTATGTAAACGATGTACGGAGGCGTCTGTCCCTTCTTAAAATGCGAATAAGCACACGGCAGGCCGGTGCTCTGTAATGTTTCGAATATCGTCATGGAATGTCCTCCATTATTCTTCGAGGAAGTTCGTCCGCTGCCCATTCCTCGACCGGCGCGATGTGCTTTATCCCGGAAGCGCGACCATAAGTGCCTTTCTTATTTCTTACAATGTGCCCATTCTCGAGCAGATGAGTCAGCGAAGCATCGGTGCGATTGTAAACAATGACGTCCATCTCGCCCTCCTTCTTCTTTCCCCATCCGCTGGCATATGAGCCCGTTTTTCGCGGCGATGTGTTCTTGAGTTTCTGGACAGCCTCACGACTAACAGCGTCAATAATCCGTTTAGTAGATTCCTTGACCTCTTTGTCGACTGTGTCGAGAAGATCTTCCATCTGAACCGCAATACTTCCAGTCTTACTCATCTCCCACACGCTCCTCACAAATAAGGCTGACCCCGTCCCTCTGGGCGTTCCAATCGACTCGGATCACGTTGTACTCGGTGCCCTCAAATTCGAGCACCTTCTGTCCAGCGTAGTCTTCGCGGTTCGACAGGAACAGCGTCAGAGATGGTTTGAGCCCGAGCTGAGCCGCATTGTAGAACTCGCTCTGGTATACACCGCGAGGCTGAACGAATACTTCCGTTTCCGTGATGGAGAGCACTTCGTTTCCGTATCCGTCATATGTCGGCGTTCCATACGCTTTCAATGTAGCAACGCTGTCGTACATTACGCCTCACCCCAATCTGTATAGCCCGTCGCTGTTGACAGCTGAGCCTTCTGCTCGTCATATGACATCTTGAGCCTGTCATAATCCTCAGGAATGCCGAACGACATCTTGCAATATGTGATTATTGCCCTCTGTACGAGTTCGTCTAATTCCTCTGGGAGCACGACGCCCGCGATGCCCATGTCGAGCTTCGCCGCCGCTATCAGATAGGTCAGCTCTGAGTCGTATACGTTTGTCTTTATGCGGAGAGCCATCTTTACCTGATCAAGCATTTTCTTACCTCACACGAATTACTTTGATTTCTTTGCTGTTTTCGCTGGCTTCGCCTCAGCCTTTTCTTTGACCTTGACCGCATTGTTAAAGGCTATAAGCCTCGAGGCCTCTTCATCAGAAACCTCGAGGACTGTACCCTTTGCAAAACGAACAATGGTGTCGTGGGTCAGCTTAACCTTCATTATGCACTGACCTTAGCGAAGAACTTGTTTCCTACAACCTCGATGGCTGCCGGCTGTCTGCCGAGGATGTCAACGAGGTCGAGCTTCATTCTTGTATGATCGTCATACTTGAACTCGATTGCTTCGCCCTTTGGCAGGTTCATCATTACACCGCTCAGGTCTCCGATGATTGGAGCTGTAGCAGCGTCAGAGAACAGGACCTCAAGTCCATCGAATGGATCCACAGCATAATTTGCGGACATCTGCAGTCCTCTGTATGTAGCGTACTGTGCAGGTGTGCAGATGATAACAAGGTCCTCAGCTGCGGAGCTCAGGAGTGCTCTTGCGTTTACGAAGTCTGTGATGGCACCGGCAGCCGAGCCTGTCTTAGCAACAGCTGGGGAATCTGCATCAGCAGTCTGTGGAGCTGCGAGGATCTTAGCGATAACTGCGTTCTCCTCTGCCTTGATGATTCCGCGAGCTACTTCGTCATAGATGTATCTCAGATACTCTTCGCCAGCCATGCTGTCGAGAGCTTCGTCAGAGATCGATACCCACTTCTTGTAGGTCTTTGGAATGAGTGTAACGATTCCGAGTGAGAGTTCTTCCTCTGCCATCGGTGTTGAACTTCCCTCTTCGTGAACTCCTGCAGCAGGTGCGGAAATCTCAAATCCGACCTTTACGTTGCCAGCGGCGTTCATTCTTCT